ATATTGAGCTTCGCCATCAGCAATTTTATATTCTACTTGATTTTTTGGCCTGCTATAAAAAATAACTGTCCCAGAGCTGGCAGTTTCTTTTTCTTCTCCATCAAAAATAACTGCACATTGCTCAGAAGCATTAATAGTTATTTTGTAGCTGTTATATTCTCTAAGCTGAGACAATTTATTTGCAATCGATTCATATATCTTTAAAAACCTTTCTGCTTCCGGATTGTCATAACCAAAGTTAGCTTTGCAATATAAAACAATAGCCTGGATAGTTAACTGGTCAGTTTCATCTACCTTTAGAACACCTTTAGTATCAAGATCGCTTTTGGCTGCTTCAATTAGCCCGGTTATTTCTGAATTAAAAGCGGTATTTGTTTCGCTTATTCTTAATTGTGGCTTAACATCTTCTAAGAGAGCCATTTAATCGCCCCCTAAACAATCAGATATATATTAACATTAGTGCCGTTCATCGCGCTGTCTAATAATGCTGTGTTGTTTTCAATATTAGCAGAATCAACAGTAACAGTTGGGGCAGTTCCTTCAAGAGTGTTGTCGCGATAAGCTTTTAAAATTGTATTTCTTTCAAGTTTGTAAGGTAAACCTAACTTGTTTGCTACCCCTACTTGAATCTCATCAGCTCCGGCATTTGTTTCAACAGGCAACTCAATGCTTGTAACTGTTTTAAAAGCTTTATTTCCCTGAACTTCTACATCTCCATTAAGAACAAATGTTTCGCTTATTGCGTTATCATCAATGTCTGTTCCATTAACTACAATGTTGCCAACAACAGTTGCTGCATTTGCTTTTACTTTTAAGTTTCTGGGAATATCAGGATCGGTGATGTTTTCTGTAATTGTTTGAGTTTCAGCAGTTAATGCAGTGGTTCCTAAAACTCCTGCAATGTCTTGAGCTTCTACTAATCCTAAATCTAATTCAGCAATAGCTTTTAGTTTTTCGCTAGTTCCGGCATCATTTTTAACTTTTCTATCAAGTTTATGATTCAATGCTACATAACTCATTTATTTATCACTCCCTTAAAAAAGGACTGACATTTGCCAGCCCTTTAATTATTTTTAATTATTTATCCTTTTTTGACTCTTAAGAAACCATTTTTAGCTGTAACATTACCGCCAGAAAATACTACTCCTCTATGAGCAATCATACCTTCTTTAAATTTATAATCTGTGGAACGCTTAACTTCCATTTCAGAGAAAATAGCCATTGTGTAATTACTTAATGGACCATAAGCCATGGAATACTGTCCAGCTGTTACAGCACCATCGGAAATAGCATTACAAGCGCTATTAATAACATATGGAACTCCATCAATTGTTCCAGTATTGCCATTATGAACTACATCGTAAACTTTTGTACCATCAGTATGTCTTAATGTAGCAAATTCTTTTAAATCTAATTTATTTAAAATTAATACAGCTTGATCTTCTACATCTTCATCTCCACCAAAGCTATAAATAATTTCATCAAGAGTATTTTCGTCGATAGAAGCCATCGATTTATCAGTTGCTCCATCAATAGCAGTTGCTCCATCATCAAAAATTCCTACAAAATGACCAGTAGTTCCATTACCAATAAGAATTTCTTTAGTAATTTTCTTTCTAGTCGCAGTAGAAATTCCTTTCATTACTTCTGCATCATAATCAGCTGCAGGTAACTTTTGAAGTTCTTCTGTATCTTCAGCATAAGCTGTAATTTTAGTTTTATTAATTGTAGCATAATTAAAAGAAGGCTCAGCATCAGTAGGCAATCCTTCTTCATCAGTGTATCCGCCTTCGCCATAACCAACTAGATAAGGCTGTTCATAGCTTTCTCCGCCCATTAAAGGCTTAATGTTAACTCTATCAATTAAGCTTGAAACTTCATTAAAAGTCGGCTTAATATCGGTAGCTTTATGTTCTGGCAATAGAACATTAGAAGTGCTGACTGTAACAGATCTTTTTTCCATTAAGTCCTTGCCTCTTTTTTCAGCTTTATCAACTTCTGGAGGCTCTTCTTTGCCTTCTGCAATAAATCTGCCTTCAATTTCACCATCTTTAATTTTTTTTGCTATTTTTTGGCGCTTTTCTTTCTCAATTAAGTCCGCTTTTTCATCCTGAAGCTCTCTCACTTCTTTTTCTAAAGCATCAATATCAACATTTTCATCTTCAGCAGTTAACTTTTCCCTAATCTCTGCTAATCTTTTTTCAATTTCTTTTAATCTATCCATTATTTAATCATCTCCTTAAATTTTTGTTAGTAACTTAACTTTTCTTTTTTTCCTTTTCAACTTTTCTTTTTCTTTTTCAAGCTTTTCGAATGATCTAGCCGCAACTGATGTTGAATCATAGGCCGGAATGTCAACAGCTGATACATCATAAAGCCTTTTAACTTTTCTGACTGTCCTCAGATGTTCATCGGTATCATAACTATCTTCTTGAACAGAAAAAGCAAAAGACATCTTATCAATATATCCGCCTTTTATTTCTTCATAAAGTTTTCTGCCTTCTTCGGTGCCATCTAATTTAGCTTTGACATAAAGCCCATCTTCTTTGACATTGAGTTCCAAAGTATCATTGCGAGTTCTAGCAACTACTTTGCCGCCATGGTTATAATTAAAGATTACATCTTCCATTTCGGCATCTTCAAAAGCTCTGGAGTCAATTTGCTCTTTGTAATCAATACCATTAAAGGAATAGAGAACTGTCGGATCGTCAAAAGAGCAGGCTTTCCCTTCAACAAACAATTCTTCATTTTCTTCATCAGCTCTGATTTCAAAACTAGCAAAATTGCGATAATCTCTATTTTGTTTAAGTTTCTCCTTCATCTTCTTCGGTATCGTCATCTACAAATTCACCCCCTTCTACTGGTGCTGTATCTAATCGTCTAACTGGTTCGTCTCCGCCTTTGATTGGCCCTAAGTTCATAACACGCCTCCATTCATTCGGAGTTAATGCTCCGCGGTCAACCATATTTAGTAAGTTAAGTTTTGTTTTCATCGAAGCATACTGTAAATTGGAAGCTTCAAAAATAATCTCGTTCCCGTAACCTCTTTCCCGTCTAGTAAAAAATATTTTTGTGAAAGCATTAGACAACTGAATTGCTATTGGTTCAATTTCAGATTCATAAAAGGAATTCCATTCATCTTCATCGTAGTTATTCATTACAATGTTTTCATTTACACCAAAATAAGCATATAGCCGCTTAATCGAACGGTCCATTTGAGCTGCGTTAGGAACATAGTCATTTGGCTCAACTTGTTCTGCATCATAAGAAGGATCTGTGGCTGCAGCACCAACTTCATTTTCAACAGATAAATAGTTGTTAACAAACTCTTCAAGCTCGACTTTTTTATCTTCTGGCCTAATCTTTGATTTGAACTTTAATAGCCAGCGAATAACTGCTCCATTTTTAATTGCATTTATGACTGAGTTATCTGTATTAGTTATTACATCCATTAAATTTTGCAAAGCTTGATAATGGCCATCTCCAAAAATGTCATTCTCATTAAAATCTTTTCTTAAATGAATAACATCTTCATAAGGCACAACTACATACTTTCCAATTTGAAACCATAGCTTTAAATACATTTCATTTTGATGTTCAACTAATTGGACCTGGCTTGCTGGGATCGGATATAATGCCTCAACTCTTTGTTGATCGTCTCTATCTACATAAGCAAAAGCATTATGATTTAACTCTCTTTGAATAACCATTTTAGAGAGAAAATCCTGCATGCTCATATAAGGATTAGGATTCTGCAAAACTTCTCTTATCTTTGGCCTGTCATTAACTTTTATATTTTCGCCACTTCCCTCAATGTGTTTTGGATTAAGTTTTCCTATTGCATCTGATTTTGGCCTTATACAAGCCCTTACTATATCGTTTTGCCAGACATCGCCAGACCATGGAGTAAAATAATTATCTGATGAGCTTATTAACTTAAATGATTGATTGGTGTTTTTGTTGTCATTGCCGCTTCCAAATATTTTGCTAAATAGCCCCAAATAATCACCTCCTTAAATCATATTCTCATATTCATCTCTGTTGTCTTGAAGCACTTTGTAACTACACAATAAAGAAATAGTGCCATCAATACGCTTTCTGTTATCAAGCCCTTTAACTGGCTGTATATTGCCGTTAATGTCGGACTTAACTTCCGTATTAGATAGACACCATTTGTCAATTGGATTATTATTATAAATAATCTTATTTGATTGTAAGTCAGCCTTCATGTTCTTCATTGGATTGCTTAAACTCTTCTTTCCTTGTCTAATCTTAACCATAGTCTCTGCTCCGAACTCTGCTTCAAATGACCTCAATAAGCTATCATCAATGTGCCAGGGGTCATAACCAATCTTATAAACCCACAAGTCATGTTCTTCTCTTAATTCCTTAAACCATTCTAAAAATACTATTTTATCGACTTTGTTACCGGGGTGAGTACGCAAAAATCCTTGTTTTTCCCATAAAGTATAAGGAACATTATCCCTTTCTCTTCTGTTCCCGTCTGCAGTCATTTGTCTAAGTTTTTCTTCGGGCATCCAGTACATAGATTTAACATACATTTTAGGATCACCCGGCCGCATACATAACGCTTTAGCACTATTTAAGTCAATAGCATCTGCAGCATCAAAACCGCCTATCCCATATCTAAAGCCCATTTCATCAAAATTAAATTTCTCTTCATTATTCAAGTCTTTCCATGATAGCCAGGTATTAGCTGCATTCTCTTTCATGTTAAAATCTTTGACCATTACTGTAGCCTTAAAAGGCGGGTCCTCTTTTGCTTTTTCAACATTAGACCTTAGAAAGTCTATTTTCTTAATGTTTCCTAAGCCGGGGTTAGCTTTAACCCACATCTTTTCATTGGTCCATTCGTCTTTATCATCTAATTCATAAATAAAAGGTAAAAATCTTTCATCTTTAATCTTTTTATCGAGAACTCCCTTTGCATAATCATACTGGGAGTCGAATATGCTATCTCTTACAAACCCATTAGTAGTTATACAGTTTAAAAGTGGTTGGTTCCTACTTGAAAAAGACTGTTTCATTAAATCGTAAATATCTCTATTTTTAATAGCCGCTAACTCATCAATTATTACTGCATGACTGTTAAGGCCATCAAGGCTGTTACTGTTACTAGCAAGTGCTTTAATCATTCCAAAATTAAAATCTGAATATAAATCTGCAGCTCTTTTCCTAATATGTTTTCTAAGCAAGGGGCTCTGTTTAATCATTTTGTGGGCTTCTCTAAATCCTTTTTTGGCCTGATCAAGCTTAGTGGCAATAAAATATATCTCAGGAGCGCCTTCGCCATCTGCAATATCCAAATATAAAGCATCTGCAGCAAGTTCTGTTGTCTTTCCGTTCTTCCGCCCTCTGATATCTAATACTTCTTGAAATTGTCTTTCTCTGGTTTCTTTATGAACAAAACCAAATACAGCCTGGTGCTTTGCTTTCTGAAATAACATTAACTTTAAAGGTTTTCCTATTTCGCCTTGAGCTTGCTTACAAAATTTCTCAATAAATTCAATTGGTCTATTCGCTTTTTCCTCGTCAAATACCCATGGCTCATAATCTTGCGGGTTTTTTAGTTTATCCAACAGCATTTTGTAAACTTGCTTTATTTTTTGGCAAGCTACAATGTCACCATTTAAAACTTTTGTTGCATATTCTTCTAACCATGTCATCTACTGCCGCTCTTTGAGGAAATCCATTAATTCGTCAGATTTTTTCCCCTCGGGCGTTATATCTCCCATCTGCTTAATAACATTTGTATAATTTCGAATCATAGTGTTGTAAGTTTTGGCTGCTGGATTTTCTCGCCACATTTTTTGGGAGCCTTGCTCAAACCAAGTGACTGCTCCCTCTTTATTAACTTGTTCTTGTAGCTCGCAGAGGGTTGCATACATGAAAGCGGCTTGATCTATTAGTCTCTCGGCGTAAATCCTTGCTTTTCCCTCTAAATCTCCCAAGATATTCTTAAGTTCTTTTTTCTCTTGCTTAATAATTTTATTTTTTTCTTTTTCTTTCATATTTTTTAACCCCCCCCTCGTATAAAACTGGTCTGCGTGAAAATTGTTATTCAGCGTCGGTCTACTAATGCCCACCCACTAACTAAAATCAGGGGGGCAT